AGTTACCCCAATCGTAAGGATTGTCTTGCGTTCTTGCCTTAGTTGATTTTGTTACATGTTCTACCATGTCAATACTGCAATCATCTGGTAATACATATAAGTCTTGTCCTGCTCTTGTATTAAAGGAATATTGTTCTTGAATTGCTAAATCTTTATATATCTTTTTCATTGTTTCATTTATCCATAAGAACAATGTATCGTCTATATATTCATGAGGCAATCTTACTTGAATATCATCTAATACTTGTCCTACTGTTGTTCTACTTACTATTGCCATTTTCTATCCCTCCTTACTTTGCCCTTATAATATATTTTGTTCCTGTTGTTCCTGTTGTTAAGTTTGGAATTGTAAATGTTTCAGGGTATTCATCTGGAATATTTTCTGTTATAGCTTCATACAAGCTAGTATAGTCTGAAACATTTAAAGTTTGTCCATTACATTCTAAATAATATTCAGGGATATTTACAGAAGCGGTAATTATTATTCCACCTATTGGAGTTATTGCTCCTGTTGTTGCTTGTGCTTCATTCCATAAATCAGGAAACTGTCTTATTTCAACTCCTTGTATAAACGTATCTACATTATTTCCAATGAATATTACTTCATTTGTTCTTTGTAATGTTTGCGAATAATAATAGTTTCCTTTTGGAACAAATATATATTTTGCTCCAACATCTATTGCATCATATATTGCTTGTTGAATACTTAATCTATTGTCTGTAAATCCATCTCCTATTGCGTTATAATATTGCAATGGTACAATTCCAAACGTATAAAAAAATAAGTTTTTTAATTCATTCATTTTTAATTCATTAATCATTTTTTATTCCTCCTTATGTTGTAGTTTCTTCTGAGTTTTCTTCTGTTGTTGTTTCAAGAGTTCCTGTTTGTACTGTTCCGTCATATCCTATAAATGTTTTTCCACTTGCTACATCACTTGCTGTTGCGGATAATAATTGAGAATTAGTATTTCTAAAGAATTGATTTTTGTATCTTATCCCTAATAATTGTTGACTATTTTCTACTGATAAAGTCCACAGTTGAGCATTATAATATAAAGCATAACCGAAACCTGCGGAAACCGAAGCAAGATGTGCTATTGAAGAATTATTATAAACAAATATTATAGTACCATCTGAATTGGTTACAATTTCAAATATATTATTCGAAGTAGTATAATTATGTTCATTAAAAACTAGATTAGAATATTGAGTAGGATTTATAACATCTCCATCATTTGCATTCAAAATGTCATCAATATTTATAACTGCTACTCTTAAAGTTGAATTTTTTCTACTATCTCCACTTCTTTCACTTGTCATTAAAATAACTCTACTATTATCTGGCGTTATAAGTATGTTTTCTTGTACGTATTGATTTTGTGTAATGTCCTGAGGATATTCAAAACTAATAGTTTTGTTTAAAATCCATGAACCATTTGAATTATTATATAAATATAAATTTCGTTGAGCTCCACAGCAAAGTAATTGATTAGTATTAGTTAAAATACAACATCCGTTTTTCTGAAACAAAAAAGTAATTAATTGGGTTTAAATTTGCATCTAAAGTTATTACAAATCCAGTGTTACTAGCCCATCCACCTGAGCAACTATATATATATTTATCATCTGGGGTAATATTCAATCCTTTAAATCCGCAAGATGATGTGTTAAATCCTATTTCTGTTCCTAATACATAATTAACATTTAGATTTCCTTGCGTATCTGCAATATAGTTGACAAAGCATTTTTTTATATATAACCATTGATAATTTGAACTACTATAATAAAACCTAAGCAAAAAGAAAGTAGTAGGTTCAGTATTTGAACATAATATTTTATAATCATAAGGTATTTCTTCTTTATATTTTTGAATATCATATCTTGCTCCATTATATTCCTTACCTATAACTCCGTTGTCGTTCAAATGATATGTATAAAGATGTAAATAGTACTTATAATCATAAGTATATGTGCCTTCTCGTAATGTCCTTGTATAAGTTTTTATAAACAAAAGACATTTCGTTGAATATCCTAAAAAACCTGGTGCTCCTATTTTTATCTCAGAAACAAATTCATCATCAGATATTCCTAATTCTTCCTTTGTATATCTATATTTTTTATATATTGTTTCGTTATTTTCTCCTGCTGATGCTTCAATTAATAATCCATTCTCATTTACAGGATGACTTTCTATACAATAATCATTGCTATATTCTTCTTCTGGTATCCTTTTATTAGTATAATTATCCCAATTGTTAAAATTCACAATACTAACACAATATTTGCCATCCTTAGAAAAAGCAATATGTTCTCTTGTTGTTACTTCTTTTTGCGTATCAGGATAAGTTGTCAAGCCAATATTTGCATCTTCTATATTATAATCATTTGCAGAAGTTCCATATATTTCTTCTACTTCTGGATTTACAGAAGGATTTGCAGTTCCTACAATATATTGTCCATTTGCATATACACTCTTTCCTAATGCAATATCTTCTGCACTTGCATTAGCATTACTTGTATCTGTTCCATAAGTTGGATAATCTGTTGGTGGAATTAAAAGTCCTGTGATTTTTCTACCATTTACATAAGCCGTTTCCCCTAAAACAATATCATTTTCTGTTGCTGTCGCATCTGATGTATCTATACTTCCTGTTTCTATTTGTCTTATATTATTTGCCATAGTGTCATAGGTTGCATCACTAGCCGTTTGTACTCCTTTGTCAGTAATAGCGGCTGCGACTACTTCTTTTCCATTACTGACAGAGGTAAAAAGTTCATTAGTTCTAGTATTTAAAGTATCTATAGCTCCATTCACATCATCAAAATTGCTATTGACATCACTTACTACAGCATTTATTCTTGTATTCATTTCTTGTTGACATTCAGTTTTACATGCTTCTATTCTTGCAGATAAAGTTTCACTTAAAAATTGTAAATCAGTTAGCTTTGCAAAACTAGAAAAGTCTTGATTTCTTATCATAGTATCTACATAATCTTTTGCTTCTTGAAGCTTTGCTAAGTCTTGTGAGTCTATATATTCTTTTAATAATTCCTCTTTATTATTGTGATAATCTTGCACATATTTTTTTGTTGCATAATCTTCTGCATCTATTCCACCTAATTGTAATGCATCATTGGCTAAATTTGCATCAGGTTTACCGCTAGAATGTGCATATTCTTCACTCCAATATTCACTAGGTCTTGACATTCAAAACACTCCTTTCTTCAAATAAAAGGGAACAAAATCATATTGCTCCCTTTTTATAGTTTTTATTTTGTTATTCGTTTGTTCCTGTAGAACCTACAAGTCCTCTCCAATCACAATATCCAACGTCGAAACGTGTATATCCAAACATTCTATAATCCATTTGATCTTGTATTCTTTCTGAATCGAAGATAGGCTCTTCTCTTCTTAGGAATAGTAAGTTATCAAATGTAGGATCTTGAATGAACCATGCTGGTCCTGTTAAGAAATCCCATACAACTACTTCAAGATTTGGTATTGTGTTTACGTCGTTGTTGTTTGTTCCAGATTGTAATATAGAATTTACAATTGCTTTTGCAGTAAATTCTTGCTCAGGAGCAACTATTAATCTCTTAGCAGATGCTTGAATAACTATTCCAGCTTCGTCTTTTTGTTGACGCATTAAAGTCATAGCGTTCTTTAAAGTAGTATCAGTTAAAGCTCCTGTAATTAAATTAGAACATGTTGAACTAGAATTGATTAATGGGTGGTCTGCTGCAAATAAGGCTTTACCATCATAACCTACATTAGAGAAACCATTTGCTAATACTCCTGCTGTTTCTGTTTCTTCTGTAGCTCTTAATCCTCTACCTAATCCTCTAGCAGATCCTCCTTTTCCTAAACCTTTCATAACATTGTATAAATCATCTTGAACAAGTTCCCATGTTAATTCATAAGCCTTGTCATATCTTTTTGCTTCAAAAGAAGCTACAGGTCCTTGTGCAAATGCATCATGATTAAATGTGCTTCCTTCTGTATTTTGAGCCCATAATCCCAAAGCTCCTAAATGTGGATATGTTTGAGTTTTGGCATCCATTTTTTCAGTTTTAAATATTTTTTTGTATACACTTGGCACTTCATTATATGAGTCAAAGAATATTTTTTTGTGTATTGGTGTTAATAAATTTGCGAAATTTGCTCTTGTCATCATTGCTGCTGTTGTTGGCATAATTATCATCCTTCCTTATATTTTATTTGTAGCAATATAAGGAGTAATAAACTGCTTACTTTTTCTTTGTAGCGTTATATTTGTTATAATCTTTAACACTATCCATATCACGAATTGCAGCATATTCTTCTGGTGTCATTCCTGACATAGCAGCAATTGCTTTTTCTTCACTACTTAAATTAATTTTAGTTTTAGAATTAGCTGCTGTTCCAGAATTGCTATTATAATTTCCTAGAATTTCTTTTCTAGCTTGATTATTTTGCATTTTAGCTTCATACTTTCGTTCTATTTCTGATTTAGTGTCGTTTGTTTTAGGTTTAGAATTATAGGTTACGGCATAATAGCTTTGTTCAATTGAAAGTCCTTTATCGACTAATTCCTTGATTTCATCACTATATTCCTCTATATCTTCAAAACCTTGCTCTTTACTCTTTTTAGTTAGTGCAATTTCAAAATTAGTATTTGCTATTTTTCTTTCTAATTCTGAATTAGTTGATTGCTTTTTGTCTATTGCTGCAGCAATTGACTTTGCAATACTTTCATCTACTCCACTTTCTATAAGAGTATCTAAGGTAGTTTTTTCAGGAGTTCTATTAGCTTCCTCTAATGCTCTTATTCTATCTTCAAGTTCTCTAGCTTTCTTTTCTGCTGCTTTTCTTTTAGAACGCTCAGCATTTACTCCTCTTTTTAAACTTTCCTTTTCTTCGTCTATTTTTGTAGTGGTTTCTGTTTCCGTTTCTGTATCAACTGTTTCTGTGTCAACTTCTTCCTCTACACTAGGTAAGACAATTCCCTCTGCTTCTGAATCAATTGTTTCTAATCTGATTCCTTCTTGTTCATTCTCCATGTTGTACTCCTTTCAATTTTTAGCCAGGTTTTTTCCTCTAATTTTTTTTTGATTTTTAGCCAGGTTTACTCCTCTAATATATAAATTAAAAATTTAATAACTACTTTTGGTGTGTCTTCATGTGTGCTGTAAGTCCTATTTTGTTTTTACAGACTTTTTTACATTCAGGGCATATAAATTCTTGACTTTGATTATTTTCTTCTTTATTTGACGTTTCTGTTGCTTCTGGTGTATTCTCTGTAAGTTGCATTTGTGCATCTTGTTCTGTATAAGAAGCATTTTCTTCTTTTTCTGCCTCTTGTTCTTTTACTATAGCTGTATTCATAATTTCCCATGTTTGTCCTAATTGCTTTAACAATACTACAATTTCATTGTTACATTCAGGGCATTTTACTTTTGAATAATGCTTTACTAAATTACCATAAAATCCATGTGCATCTTGTAAGAAATCAACACTCTTTACATCATTTAAAGTAAACTCATGTCCGCATTTACAATCAGTTTTATTTAACATTGTAATCTCTTTTACATCTATCATTTTACATTGCTCCTCTCATATAATTTAATGATGGTCTTCCGTTTTGTGTAAATCCTTCAATATTACCATTCATTTGTGCTTGTTGTTGTAACATTCTTTGATTTTCTTCATCTATCAATCCTATTTCTTGTTGTTCTTGAATTGTTTCAGGATATTCTTGCACATCTAATCCTAGTTGCTTAATTAAATATTCTCTGTATTCCTTAGTTGTAATTGCATGGTCTAGGAAAGATTGTCTTATGATTGTATATCTATAAGCCTTATTATTTGGAAGTCCTGCTCCTACAGATATTTCTAAATCATATTGTATTTTTCTAGTTTCTTTATTTCCATTTTCATCTTCTACTTGCATATATTTATATTCGTTAGGATCTAAGTCTTTCATAATATCTTTATCAGGATTTCTTTTTTGCCATTCTTCTCTATAATTTTGTCTATAATCTGTGTCTGCTTCTATCATTACAGGAACATTATTCAAAATATCAGGATTAAATTCTGAGAATGTATCTTCTCCTTTATCTCCAACTATTCTGAATAACATTGTTGTATTCCAATTCTGTAAAGCTAACTCTAAACAATATTCAAATAACTCTGATAGAGTTTCTTGCAACAATCCTTTTTTATGGTCTATCATTGCATTACCACTATTTTGCAATGCAAGTGCTTCCGTTGCTGTGTCTATTCCTGTTTGAGATTTACCAATTTGTTGGTCTGTAAATCTTCCTACTATTTGTCTGTCATTGTTCATTAGCTCTGTTCTTTTATTAATTATGTATTGTGGTATTGATGGAGGTGTAAGCCATTTAAAGCCATTTACATCATTTGTTGGAATAATTTGTCCAGGTTCATTTGTTATTTTACTTACATCTATTCCAGAACTATTTGCTGCAATTCCCATTGGATTTCCTGTTAGTCTTGCATTTCTTAATAAGTTATCATCTAAATCGTCTATTTGGTCTGATATGCCTAACATTAATTCTGCTGAACCTTTACCCCATACAGTATTTTCCCTGTGCATATCAGGAGTTAAGAAATATGGATATTTGTCATTAGGAAATAATTTTAAAGGTTCTCTTTTATCTTTTCTTTTGCCTTCAAAGATTTCTTGTTCATCTTCCTCTTCTTGCTTTTTATTATGTTCTTGTAGAGCTTTTTTAGTATCTCTTAGGATTACTCCATCTCCAGACATTTCTACAAGTCTTAATTTCTTTTCTCCGTTTTCTTTATACTTAGTCCATATCATTAAATGCACATATTGATCTTCTTCTATGTTTTCTAAAATGTTTCCTATTGGATCTAAGTTAGGAATTATAGCATCTGCTTTTTCATCTCCATATTCCATTCTGGCTGAATATATAGATTTGTTCTTAGCTTCTATTATGTATTGTGCTTCTTGAATATCGTACACGTCTGTAATAGCTGGATCAACAAATAATCTACTTGGATGTATTGGAGTTATTACAGGAAGTCCTTTTCCATCTAATTTGTCAAAATCCCATAAAACTCTAAATATTCCTGTACCAAACATATCTCTTCTACGTTCATGCACTTCTATTTTTCTGAATATCTTATTACGTTCTTTAATAAAATCTACTATTGTTCTTGCCATTTCACAGAATGGTTTATCTCCTGGCTCTCTTGGATTTACTTGTACTGCAATATTTTGGTCGCAAAGTAGAGCTGTTTTTCCTTCAACATTTGAGTTTGTTATATTTGTATTAGGAGCTGCTTGGTCATCTTCATATTCAAAATCTCCTTCCCAATACTTTTCTACATCTTCCCACTTTTGCGTTACTCCAATTCTTTTCTTGTCTTGGTCTGCTCTTCTATACCATAAAAGAAATTGTTCTGCTTCTGCTAATTCAGATTCATTCATAATTGCTTTTTTCTTTAATGTCTTTTCTTCAATCATTTTTTGGTATTCGTTTTCTTCCATTTATTATTCCTCCTTTTTAGCTTTTAGTTCAATTCCTTGATGTGGTTTCTGAGGTTCATATAAACCATCTTTGTTTTTATATCTATCATATCCCCTGGTATTATAGGAATTATTGTAATTAGATGTTTTAACAGATGTATGTCGTCTTGTTGCTTTTGCAACTTTCATTTGTTCTTGTTCTCTCTTTTCAATTTTTTTTACAAAATACAAAATAGTTATTATATTTGCTATTGTCATTACATCAAATATTGCTAAATAAATTATTAATAATACGTCTTTCATATTATCTTCTCCTTTTCATTACAGATTTTGTTACATTTACTTTTATTGGTGTTTGTGTATCTCTATATCCTAAATCTTCTAACTCTGTTGGAGTATATGTTCCTTTTGGTAAAGTTTTAGGCATTACCATTGGAGCTTGATACATTGTGCAGAAATATCTTAGAGCATCTGGAATATGTGTTAGTTCGTGCGGTTCATTTGCTACATCATTTGGATTCTTCTCATCAAATTGCAATGCAGGTAAAGTCCTTATAAGATTGACACAATTACTAAATATATGTAATCGGCTTGTCCTTTGTCCTTGTTCATCTTCTATAACCTTTAACCATTCATGTACGGCTAACCATCCTGTTACTCTGTTATTATCTGCCTTAGTTAAGTACTGTCCACTTTCTGCAAATATATCTGCTGTGCTTTTACCTGTGTCCTTATTTCTGTTCCATAAATCAGGAGGAGCATAATCTATAGATATTTTTTCGTTTGTCATTTCGTTTATTTTTCTTCCTGCTTCTGATACAATTAAATTGCTTTCGTATAATTCTTTATATATGTAAATGTTCATTCTATAATCCATAGCAATCCATATAACCGCACACATATCAAGTCCATAATCTCTTGCTCTGTATATTTTCCAATCTTTTGGAATAGCAAATGGAGTACATACATGAATATTTCTATCAAATTCTGTAAAGAACTGTCCGTCAAATATATCCCAATCTCCATATTTTAATGCTTTACGTTCTTTTTCAGGAAGTGCATCAAGTCTTCTTACATAATCAGGATCGTTTTGTAATAAGAATATATTATCTTGTACTAGACTAGGAATGAATATTATTGTTGTTTTTTCTCCAGTTTCAAGTGTTACTTCATGTACTACATTAGGTTCTCCAATATCTATAAATCTTGCTT